ATTGAAACAACAATTCTTAGAAACTTAATATGCAACGAGGAATACTCACGCAAAGTCATCCCATTTATAGAACCAACTTATTTTGAAAATAGATCTGAAAAAGTAATCTTTGAGGAGATTACTGAGTTCATTGTGAAGTATGGGTCAGCAATAACAACTGAAGCACTAAATATTGAGGTTGAGAACAGAACAGATCTAAACGAGAGTGAAATTAAAGAAACGAGAGACATATGTCAATCATTTACAGACTCTCCGGTAGATCATCAATGGTTGTTAGACACTACTGAAAAGTGGTGTCGTGATCGTGCGATTTATCTTGCCTTGATGGAATCAATTGGTATTGCTGATGGGCAGGATGATAAAAAGAATAGGGATGCTATTCCCAGTATCCTTTCTGATGCCTTAGCAGTTTCTTTTGACAATAATATTGGACATGATTATCTACAAAACTACGAAGAAAGATATGACTTCTATCACAAGAAAGAGGACAAGATCTCATTTGATCTTGAATACTTTAACAAAATCACGAAAGGTGGTTTACCTAACAAGACTCTTAACATCGCGCTTGCTGGTACTGGGGTCGGCAAGTCTTTATTCATGTGCCACCAAGCTAGCTCCGTGCTGCTCCAAGGACGGAACGTTCTCTACATTACAATGGAGATGGCAGAAGAGAAAATTGCTGAACGAATTGACGCAAACCTATTAAATGTTCCCATTCAAGACTTGGCAGAATTGCCAAAGTCAATGTTTGAAAATAAAGTAACTAAGTTGGCAGCAAAAACTCAAGGGTCTCTTATAATTAAAGAGTATCCAACTGCCAGTGCACATAGTGGACACTTTAAGGCACTTCTTAATGAACTCGCACTTAAGAAGTCATTTAGACCTGATATTATTTTCATTGATTACCTTAATATATGTGCTTCCAGCAGATATAGGCAGGGTGGTTCTATCAATTCATATTCATATATTAAGTCTATTGCAGAGGAGCTTAGAGGGTTGGCTGTCGAAGCCGAGGTCCCTATCGTATCTGCCACCCAGACCACTCGTTCTGGTTATGGTAGCTCTGACGTTGACCTTACTGACACTTCTGAATCCTTTGGTCTCCCTGCTACTGCTGATCTTATGTTTGCCCTTATTAGCACAGAGGAACTTGAACAAATTGGACAGATTATGGTGAAGCAATTGAAGAATCGATACAATGATATTTCTATAAACAAAAGATTTGTGGTTGGTATTGATCGTGCCAAGATGCGACTCTATGATTGTGAGCAGACGGCACAAGATAATATACTTGACTCTGGGCAGGAAGAAGAGTATAATAACGATGATGAACCACCCACAAAGAAGTTTGGAGGATTTAAATTTTAATATGACTAAACAAATTGATTTCGACCGATATAAAAAATTCGTAGATACTGTCACCTCTGATGCTTCTACTGATTTTGTAGCACTTTCTGACCGTCTGGTAGAACTAGATGAAAAGGGTGCAAACATTGAGAGACTTCTTACTGCCGGTGTTGGTATCAATGCTGAGGGTGGTGAGTTTCTTGAAATTATCAAGAAGATGATTTTTCAAGGTAAACCATTCAATGAAGATAATCGTGAGCACATGATCATTGAACTTGGTGATTTGATGTGGTATGTCACTCAGGCATGTATGGCACTTGAAGTTCCCTTTGATGAAGTCATTGCTCGTAATGTTAAGAAACTTGAGAAAAGATATCCTGGTGGTGCATTTGATGTGTATTATTCGGAGAATCGTGCAGAAGGAGATCTTTAATGGTCACGTTCATTAACTATCTAACAGCATTTTGGACGGTAGTTTTTATGAACTGTATTCAACCCGTAAACTGGAAATATTGTTATCAGGTTGATCAGTGGTTGGTTCCAGAACTTCATGAGGGATGGAAACTATACACAAAAGAAACTGTCCCATATCAAAATGAGAGGGACTTTCTCAAGGGGTTATAGCTCAACTGGTAGAGCACCTGCTTTGCACGTAGGAGGTTTAGGGTTCGAGTCCCTATAACTCCATAATAAATATTTAAAATAATATTTTAGTATATGGATTCCCAAATACTAGAGTTGATACAATCATTTCAGTCAAGAACAAAGGTATCAAAACTTAGATATAATGAGTTTCTTGCTCATGTCTACTCTACATTTGATAAAAAAATATCAATGTGCAGGAAAGATTCTATTGTGAATAAATATAAGAAAATGAAGATTGATATTTTGAATTATATCATCGCAAACGAAAAAGAAATAATTTTTAATCTAAGCAAATAAGTAATGAAAAGTTTTTCCTCGTTTATATCCGAATCAAATGCTGTACGTCAAGCAAAACGTATGGGCTTGGTTAGTAATGGACATGGTGACTGGTATACAAAACAAGGTGAGTTTACTGCCTCCACAGAAACTGATCCAAGAACTGGAAAATCTAAACTAACATTTCATAATAAAGGAACTGTAATTGGAGGACAAGACAGGAAACAATCTGATAAAGAAAGGAGATTGTCGCATACAACTTATGCTCCTGTTGCATCATCATATGATTATGGATCGGAAGATTATGAACAAGAACTTAGAGAAAAATATATTAATAATGAAATTTTTGCAGTTGATGATTGGGTGTTATGTAACTTAAATGAAAAAGTAGGAAAGATAATTAGGAGAGGTACTAATTATCTCATTTGTGTTACTGAAGATGATGAAATGTTCAAACCTTGGATTAAAGATGTGTTTGAGCAGATGGTCAACGGAACCACGCAGTCAGGTGTTCCTGCAAATCAGAGACTAGTTGGCACTGATGCACACAGAAAATACGTTGAAAAATTAGTTCCTGGTAGTGAATGGGGATTGCAATTTATAAATAAATATAAGAAAAAGTAAGTAATTACATTTACCGATGAGTAATAACGTATTTGAAGAGATGCCTCAACAGGCAAAAAGTGCTTCCCCCGGCGGACCTGCTATTGATAAGGTAAGAAAAGCTGCTAGGCAACTTGCTTATGATGTTAGATATAAGGTAAAGGGTAAATTTAAGGAAGGACAGAAGACTAGTCCTGAAGCTTTGAAGCAAGCATATCTCCAGGGACTTAATTCTTCCTCTGCACCTGGTCCTGTAAAGGCACTTGCTAAAAAAATGCTCCTAGGAGAGGAGTATGATATGTTTGATATTTCGGAAAATATTGCGAGTTCTACCTCAGAAGTATTTGGTAAAGTTTTTAGTGAGGGTGTAAAACGTCCTGTTGTTCTTAGAGTAACTGATCCAAAGGCAGGAACCACTTACTATAGATCCACATCTTCTTATGATGCTGCAAAAGCAAAGAAAGATCAATTGACTAAGAAGGGACTCAGAGTTGAAATTACAGGCAGAAAGGATACTGGCAATACTTATGATAAGAAAGGTGGTAAAGGATTAGATCCAGTTGGCAAGGAAGATGGTGATGTCAATAACGATGGTAAGAAAGATAAGACTGACTCATATCTTATGAATCGTCGTGAAAAAATTGGCAAGGCAATTGCAAAGGAAGAATTTATCCAGGAAGTCAGTGTCGAAGATGATAATCCAGATGCAAACGTCAAAAAGATTGACGTAATGAAGGGTAAGAATAAAGTTGTTATTAATCCTTCTATTGGTGAAAGTATTCGTGCAGAACTTGCAGGGATCACTCAGAAAAAAATTGAAGAGGCAAATGCTGCCGCAATGGAGAGAGCTGCTCAAAAAGTAGAAAAAGAACAGAAAGATTTGGCTAATGCCAAGATCAAACGTGAAATGATGAAGAAGAAAGCAGTTTCCAGTGGTGTGAGAGTAGAAGGCATGGATGGACCATGTGCCGGACCTGAAGAAACATCTAAAAAAGAAGAGGGTCAGGAAGATCCTAGAGGGATGAAGACTAAAATTAATCTTGCTAAAAATAAGTTGAGATCAATGGGTCTCAGAATGTCTTATGATATGGAAGGTGATTTGGTTGATGAGGGCAAATCAGATCGTCCTCTTGGAGTTATGCATCAGTTTGCCCGTGGTGTGAAGCAAAAGAGAGGTGCTAAAAAAGATGAGGGTGGTAAGTATCTAAGTATGCAACATACCAAGAAGCAAAATAAGAAATCAGCAGACTCTGATGCTTATAGAGAAAGACAAAGAGTGCAGACTAAAGGTACTTGGTATCGTGAAGAAGTTGAGCAGGTTGATGAACGCACTCGTTTCGCTAAAGAGAAGGGTATAGATTCTCAGACTGGTAAAGAGTCTAAGAAAGGTGGTAAGAAACCATCCGGTGCATTTGCTGCAGTCAGTGCTGATCTTCGTAAGTCCGGTGGTTTGATGTCCTCTCGGGGTAAAGCAATCGCACTTCAAGGGAAGAAAAAGGAAAAAGGTGCTAAGGGTCCTAAAGGTGTAACTCCTGTTGATAAAATTAAGGGTAAACTTGAAAAGAGAAGAGCACCCAAACCAAATCCATATAGACCAAGAATGGGTGAATCTGACTGATGCCTGCTGTATCTAAAGCACAACAAAAGTTCTTTGGAATAGTTCGTGCCATTCAAAAAGGTGAGATGGCACCTACTACTCCTGAGACTGCAAAGGCAGCTGCCGATATGAAAAAAAGTGATGTAAAAGATTTTGCATCAACTAAACATAAAAAACTTCCTGATAAAAAGGAAGTTGAAGAAGCATACTATGGTGGTGAGGAGCAGAGAAAAAAGGATGAGAAAAAGAAAAAGATTGATGCCTTTATGGATAAGGCAATGCCAAAACGTACTTTTGATCAACTAGGTAGAGAGACTGATCGTCGTACTGGTAAATTAAAGAACAAATCACTAAAAGAGTTTTTGGAGTCTATATAGAATAGACTTAGGATACAAATTATGTTAGGATTTCTTCTTCCATTAGCATCGAAGATTATCACTGATGCTGTCGCCAAGATTCCAGAGAATGAGGAAC